CGTCAATTTCAACGGTTGTTGTGGAACTCATCAACAACACAAACGCACTACCGGTCCAATAACAGTTCCGTGGTGAATCTGTCCACCACGTCATCTCCTGGTACTCAATCGGTCACGTTGTGTACAACTAGGCGCTTTGGTGGCGCTAACTTTTGGACCTTGGCCGGTGGTGCTGTTAATCCAGACGGTGGCAGCATCCCAACCTTTGCTAGTGATTCGGACTTTGTCATACGTGGAGGGATGTTCGGCATCCGTATCGTGAACACTCCAAACACAACTGGTTTGGATCAGGACCCCCTGAATATCATGGTGTACCTAATCAGGACTACGAAAAACTTCACACCAGGACTCATACCAGCAACTACTAACGTTGGCTGGGATCCTAGCCTCATAGCTGATTTCCAGACAGGAATCGGGAAGATCTTACAGCGCAAATCGTTCCTTCTAAGGGACGGAGACGTCATGACTTTGGAGCGGAAGATGCCGGTCCAGAAGATAGATCAGACGGAGTATAATTTACATTATAACGAGTACGTCTGGATGGTGGTTGGGTCCACTACTAGTGCAACCACTTCACGTGGATTCGTGGCAACCACCTATTATAATATGTCCTTTGTAGGAGATGCCGTGTGAGATTAGTTCTCAGTTGCGGGGTCAGTATTACCCCCGCAACTCATCTCATCTTGTTGTAACTCGTCTCATGACGTCATCCATGACATCAATAAAGATTCCTTTTGCGCTATATAAGGGGCTCGTCCCCGACTCTCATTCTCATGACTACTAACAAGCAAGCCAAGAATTGGTGCTTTACACTCAATAACTACACCGACGCGGAGTATGAGTCAGTCATCTCCGTGGTGGAGCCGCGCTCCACGTACTTCATCGTCGGAAAGGAGGTCGGAGATGGAGGAACTCCGCATCTCCAGGGGTTCGCCGCGTTTCGAGGACGCCATTATTTCAACGCTCTGCGGAAGCTCTTCGGCTCTCGGGTACATCTCGAAGTCGCTCGAGGTACTGCACTCCAAAATAGATCTTATTGCAGTAAGGATGGAAACTTTAGAGAAGGCGGTGAGCCGCCTAAAGAGGGTCCGTCCAAGCGAACCCGGGACGAACTCGGTGCAGAGTTCGCAATTTCCATCGGCAGCGGATCTCGAGGAATTTCTGAATTCGCCGATGCCAACCCAGGTACCTGGTACTTTTCCGGACACAACCTGTTACGAAACGCTCTCTCCATCATGCCCGCAGTCTGCAGGCCAGACATTTCAGTTCAATGGCTTTACGGGCCCCCAGGGGTAGGTAAGTCACGTAAAGCCCATCAAGATTTGCCGGAGGCATATATCAAAGATCCAAGAACGAAGTGGTGGAACGGCTATCTCGGTGAGAAGGCCGTCATTATTGATGATTTCGGCCCGCAAGGGATCGATATTAATCATCTTCTAAGGTGGTTCGATCGTTACAAATGTTTAGTAGAAAACAAGGGGGGGATGATAGCTCTGATAGCTGACACTTTCATTGTAACCAGTAACTTCCACCCGAAGGAACTGTTCAAATTAGATGGGGATCCACATCCCCAGATCCCCGCCTTACTAAGGCGGATACATGTAACGCACATGCTGGACCTGTCAGATGTGCCTATTTTAAATGCGCAATAAAGAACCCATGTTACCCTGAACATCAGAACGCGTGTAAGATTATCTTATTAATGGCCGACCGCAGGTCAGTGACCGCCGTGGCGGAGCCAAAGGGCACGTGGGGCCTGGGCCCCACCAGATGCGTAGCATCTGTCAGGACGCACGCGGAGCGTGCCTATAAATACACCCCCCGAGGGGGCATTCATTACCGAACCACCCATCCCCTAGTCAGCTAGCAGGATGGCGAGAACTCGTCAAACGACGAAGCCTTCCCGTCTCGGGCGGAAGCCCAGATCTAGACGGAGCTATCAACGCCGTCGGACCCGAAGAGGGGCCCGTACGGCCAATTTCACATCACAGTCGGCCACTGGCCGTGGAGTTGGTTTCAGTCGACGTCGCACCTCACGTCGTCAATTTCAACGGTTGTTGTGGAACTCATCAACAACACAAACGCACTACCGGTCCAATAACAGTTCCGTGGTGAATCTGTCCACCACGTCATCTCCTGGTACTCAATCGGTCACGTTGT